GCAATAATTCTATCGCGTTGCGCTTGTGGCGTTTTACCAGTAACGCATTCTGCTGTGATGCCTTTACTAATTAGCATATCTTTTACATGCTCGGCATGATCAATACCAGAACAAAAAAACAACCAGGCTTTTCTATCGCCAGCAAGCCTAATCACTTCACTCACAACGTCTTTATTTTTATCATCAGTATCAACAGCAGCTTGCAATTCTGACTCAATAAATTCACCACCACGCTTATGCACTTCACTGGTATCAAGTTTTGTTTTTGTCACTTTGGATTTTAAAGTGCATAAAAATCCTTTGCTGATTAAATACTCAATGGTGACTGGCATCAACATGTCATCAAACAACGCTGGCTTGTCTGTAATCAAACCGTGATTCAAACGATATGGCGTAGCAGTCAAACCGATTACGCGCAATTGTGGATTGATTACACTCAAATCTGATAATAAATTACGATAACCGCCCTCATTTTTATGCGACACCAAATGACACTCATCAATGATGACTAAATCAATATGTCCAAGTTGGTGCGCTTTATCTCGAACAGATTGAATGCCAGCAAATGTGATTGGTTCGCCAAGTTGTTTTTTTCTTAAACTTGATGAATAAATACCCAGTGGTGCATTTTGCCAATGCTCTCGCATTTTTTCAGCATTTTGTGCAATCAATTCTTTAACGTGCGTGAGCATTAACACTTTAGTTTCTGGCCATTGTTGAAGTGCATCTTTGCAAAGTGCGGCAACAATATGACTTTTTCCGGATCCTGTTGGTAGCACCATGCAAGGATTTCCTTTATGACCAGCATTAAACCAGTTGTACAGTTCATCTATAGATCGTTGTTGGTAATCTCTGAGTTTCATCCTACTATCTTCCCGTCAAATATATTTCTAAGATCAGCAATAAAAGTATCGTTACTAATGCACGCTTGTGGGTTTGCCACTATCTCTGATGACTTATAACCATTTTCACCATTGATCACGTCTACACCATCAATTACATAAACCGCATGATTGCCGTCTGGTGAATCTTTGCGTTGATAAGGTACAAGGTCTGGATGTAACACATGCGCGTCACAGCCAACTTGCTGAAATTCTACTGGTATAGCATCCGCGTCATGGCGTTCACATCGCCAAGTGCTGTCATCCATTGCAGTTGAATGCGCACAGGTTCGGCAGTTAACGTGTTTGGTTATTTTTGTTTTGTGGCAAAACTCATGCGCTGCACAAAATTTGCATTCGTACCAGCTCGGATCTGGACTAAGTGGTTCTGGCATGCGCTCTGACTTAACAATCCTGTGACCACGACTGATATATTTTTCAGCTATTTCTGGCACAAATTTAACTCGCTCTGTGTAAATACGATCATCGTTTTTACAGACAGCATAATAAAGCGCACGGTCAATACCAGATCCTTGCATATACACTTGCATTTGAATGTAGTGCATCTGCTTAGACTTTTCTACGCCATGTTTGACTAGATCATCAAACGATTTTAAAGAGTGTGTCTTGGCCTCTAAAATGTGTTTTTTGCTTGGTGCTTCTGGTACGCCAGAAAATATAATGCCATCAAGCGATCCAGATACATGACATCCAAAATCAACACGCGATTGATGCTCAGATGTATTGCCAATATGAATGCCAATAGATCTTAAATCTGACACAATGGTGACTTCCTCCAAGTGTCCGCGTCTAAACAATCTTAACAGTCTACCTTCAAATTCTTCTTGCACTGCCCATCTAAATGATAGCCACAGCCATCGGTCACAAGAATGACCAAGCATAGATCCGCCCATGTGTGGTCTTGGCTTTTCTTTTCTGTCTTGATGCGCTTTATCTACTAGCACGGATATAGAGTGATTTGATTCTGGAATTAACATAAATACTCCGAAGAAAAAGGGCGTGTGTTAAACGCCCTTATTTTGTTACTTACTTAGTTGCCCAAGGTGGTGGTGCTTTGCCATCTGCTGGTGATATTGATGTTGCCTTTGGCGCAAGTGCAATGCCATTGCCAGATGTTTTAAACCCATTTACGCTGTTTGATGCTTCATAATTGCCATTAGCTGGCGTGATTTTAATTTTGATAGACAATGTTCCACCAATTAATTGGTCGGTATCTGATACTTTAGATAAACCAATCGCACGCATGATTTCACCAAGTTGTTGGCGACCAATTTCTTCTGCTTGAGGATTTGGGTTTTTAATGTTAATCATGCCAAACACAATGCGTCCTTGATGTGTTGGGCCAACAATAGTGTATTTAACATTAATATACTGACCATTACCTGCTTTTGTTGTTTTAATTTCAGCACCAGAAATAGTTGCTGTGTACCAACCTTCTGGTACTAATTCATAACTATTAGTTGATACTGGTAAATCTTCTACGCTAAATGTTTGTTCTAAAAATGCCATGACTTATTCCTCAATTGTGATTTTATATGATGGTCTACCAGGTTTTGATGTAACAGCACCAAGTAAAACATTCGTTATTTCGGGTGAGCATCTTTTCCACGCTGTCATGTTAATAGCAGGTGTCCATCTAAATAAAGCCGATAGATGCTCAGATAATCCATTTTCTGCCGCAATTTCTTGTAGCATTTCTGAATTAACTTTTCTGTCAATTCGTCCAGTAACTTTGATAACAAAATTACCAATTTTTTTTGTTTCAACGCCTTCGAGCGTTTCCTGTATCTTCATCAAAGAAGATATTTGATCTTCAATGTATCGACGTTCTGAAATAACGTAATCTTCTTGAACTTTTAATTCTAACCAGCGGTTAGATAATTCGGTGATGTTCATTTTGCACCGCCAATTTCTTTGATGATTGCGCCTAAGTCTGGTTGCTCCCATGCTTGAAGTTTTCCAGATCTATCTTTTGCCATCCATAGTCCATCGCTATCACACATTAATGCGCGTTGCGCTACACCGTCAGCATCTTTTTCAACGCGAAGTGCCAAGACTAAATCAAAAAAGTATGGAAGCGTTTGTCCTAACTTAGCACCTGGCATTGATGGCGCGTACATCATTCGACCAGTTTCGTCTTGTGACTTTTCAACCTTGGCGGTCATTAAAACATTTTTACCTGGAAGATCACGAAATGCGCGAATCAATGCGGTCATCTGCGTAGCCATCTCGCCATAAGCAGCGCGACCATCTTTATTCACAGATTTTTCATGATTTAGAACGACTTCACCAATCTCAGATAAACTATCTAAGATAACGGAATCAAACTGACTGCCTTCTGGTGTTAACAACCAAGAATATATCTCAGTTATATCCGCCATGTTTGATACTTCAACGTAAGGTATGTTGCTGTCTTTAATTGACAATAAACCACCTTCCGCACTTATAATCACGGGATTTGGCATTGTCGTTGACAACGTAGTTTTGCCAACGCCAGCATGTCCGTACACTAAAACTTTAACGCCATTGCTATGAACATCAGACGTGTTTTTTAAATTAATAGCCATTGTTTTTCTCCTGTTCTGAGCTGGTTGGAGGAATTCCGGTTAGCTCTTGAGAAAAGATTTTAAACATTTTAATATTAAATGTCAACAATAAAATATTATTTATGATATTCTATTTCAAAAATTAACCACCAACAGGAATAAAAAAAATGATGAAGTTAGATGAAATAAGAGAATTATTAAAAGATCGCAGAGTATCTATGATTGCAGAAGCAACAGGCATTCATTTCAATACCATTAGAGAGATTAGAGATAATGAAAATGCTAATCCGACTTATAAAGTCATGACAAAATTAACTGATTACTTGGAAAGCAACAATGGCAGATCTAACTAATATTTTTAATGGGAGTTTTTATCCGCCAGTGGAATCGGTGCCAGAGTCGCCAGAGTCGCAATTAGTTAATGCGATGCGTGATGTTGGCATTGATCCACCATCTACTATTTATATGGATGGAAAGATTCATCGATTTAGAACAGGATCAAAAGGATCATCGGGTGCTGGAGATAAAACAGGATGGTACATTTGTTATGGCGATGGTACACCGGCAGGTAGGTTTGGTGATTGGCGAGCTGGTATTGAAATGTCATTTCGTGCAGACATTGGACGAAAGTTTACTGCCGCAGAAGAAATGGCGCATTCGCGCAGAATGTCTGAAGCTAAAGCAGCGCGTGACGCTGAACTTGCAAAACAACATGAAGTTACTGAGGATGTAGTATCAAAGATATGGTCAGATTGCACGCCCGCAAACAAAGAACATCCTTACTTAAAAAAGAAAGGCATCTGCGTTCATGGTGCAAGAGTCACTGGTGATGGACGGCTTGTTGTTCCATTGCTAAACAAAGATGGCACTTTATCAACGCTTCAATATATTTCAACAGACGGTGGTAAGCTCTATCATAAAGGTGGTGCAACTGGCGGAAAGTTTTGGTCAATTGGAAATGCGGAGAATCCTAAGACCATTTTTATTGCAGAAGGCTTTGCCACAGCCGCTACCATTCATGAAGCAACAGGCAGTATTTGCATCGTTGCCTACTCAGCATCAAACATTGTTCCGGTGACGGGTATCATGCGTGAAACCTATGGCGCAACACAGGACATTGTTATTGTTGCCGATAATGACTCATCTGGTGTTGGTATGCGCTACGCAGAGCAGGCATCAGCAAAACATGGCGCAAGAATAGTTTTGCCACCAGAGCTTGGTGATGCAAATGATTATGTTGCTAACGGTGGTGACTTGCTGAGTTTACTTATGCCACCAAAAGATAATTGGTTAATCCCTGCTGATGATTTAAGCACGCAACCTTCGCCAATCAAGTGGCTGATAAAAGGATGGCTACAGGAAGAAGCACTCATTATGATTCATGGACCATCTGGCGGTGGTAAAACATTTATGGTTCTTGATCAGTGCCTTCGCATTGCATCTGGCGGTGGTGAATGGATGGGACATAAAGTTAAGCCTGGATCAGTTGGCTACTTTGCCGGTGAAGGTCATCATGGTTTGCGTGGTCGAATAGCTGCGTGGAAGCAAAAGAATAATATTGGCAAACTTAATATGTGGGTATCAAAGTCGGGGTGCGATCTTAATACACCGGCAGGTTATCAGCGTGTGCGTGAAGCGTTATTAAGTCTTGATGAAAGACCAAGCCTAATTGTTTTTGATACCTTGCATCGTTTTTTGCTTGGTGATGAGAACTCAGCACAAGACACAAAAAGCATGCTAGATGCGTGCGCTGGTTTAATGATTGAGTTTGGATGTACCGTTATCTTAGTGCATCACACAGGTGTGTCTGCTGAAACGCAACACAGAGCGCGTGGATCGTCAGCGTGGCGTGGCGCACTCGATATTGAAATTAGTGTTTCGCCTGGTGATGAAAATAAACCAATGCAAATATCACAAAAGAAATCAAAGGATGCTGAGTTAACATTAGATGTTTATGCAACGCTTGAAAAGATTGCTATCACTGGATGGATTGATGAGGATGGCGACCAAGTTTACAGTGCCGTGTTGTCACCTGCTGATGTACCAGTTGCGGTTAAAAAAGATTCAAAGTTAGATACGCACAGAAAGCTATTTGAGAAGGTGTGGTTTGCAACTGGCACAGAAATCAGAGAGGAGATGCCGTATATTAGTCGATCAGCATTCTTGGCAAAACTTGATGCAGACGGTTGGGCAAAGCGCACAGCAGAGAATGCTTTAAAACCATCTACAACAAATGGCTTTGTAAATCTGATGGAAGGTGGTGACGTGATAAAACCATTTGAGCATGGCTGGATTATGATTGATCAAGTTAATGCATCAGCACTCATTATGATGAAAAATGAGAAATAATGGAACGCCCAAAACGCCCTAGGGCGGTATTTTAATTAGGGCGGGCGTTTTGACAAAAACAGCATAAATAACGCCCGCCCACGCCCTACTTTCTTTAGAAGTAGGGCGGTAGGGCGTTTATGTTGTGCGAACTTTTAAGCGTAATAATTTTTTTTAAATGATGTATAATGTGTACAGGTTGTGATAAACCTAATTTAGTGAAAAGTTAAACAAAACCGAATTCAAGTTAGAGCCGCAACTTTTCACGGCAATTATCACCTAACAAAGAAGACGGTTTTTTTTATGGGTAAAAATATGAATGAAGATATTGAACGTCGTGATTATTTTGCGGCACATGCAATGCAAGGAATTTTATCTGGAAGATCTAATGTGGCGTTTGAAAGCATTTCTGGACTTGCGTATTACATTGCAGATAGTATGATGATCGAAAGAATTTCAGAAAAATATTTAGACAACGAAGATTAAATATACAAGCACATCACAGTAAATTTCCTTAACCTTGGCGATTTATCAATGACTGTGGTGTGCTTGGTTTTGATAGTTAAGTTCCAGCTTACAGCGTTATTGCAACGTGATATGTGTAAGCACTATCAATAATCAACTTTACGAAGAATTGACAACCTTGGCTGGCAAGAATCCAAACGTGAACCAGAATAAAGGATTGGCGATGTTGGAATCGACTAATCGGGTTGGCTCAAGACGCAAGTAGAGTACGGTGTACAACGTATCGAAATGTATAAGTAAGAGAGTTGATTATTGATAGTACGCGCACAGCGCACCTGTAATGGCCAGACGCTCAGAAATAGGAGACTTGGGATTGGCTGAAAGTACGCCAACGAATACTGAGATTACTATCAATCAAAAACACGGCCATTACTCATTGCAGTTTATGACGTGGTGGTTTTTGCTATCACTAAACGCATTTAGGTGTTAGTGTTTTTAGTGATAGCGTGATGGCTATCGTGTTCATGTTTTAGTTTTCATTTCAATCGCGCTGGGCGGAGAGCAGTCAATTACCCAGCGCGATGCCTAGCTATCACTAAAAGCATTGCTTGTAGCGTACCGCAATTCGCAACCTTGCAGCCTTTAAAGTGGATAAGTCGCACTAGCTACGCGATCCACACGGGTTACGGCTACTGGTAACGGTAGTCTACTAATGACATAGGGAAGAATGTAACTGATTGTCATGGGGTAGTAAACAGTGCTTTTAGTGATAGTAATATATTTTTTTCATAAGGATTTACATGGATTTTGAAAAGAAACTCAAGCGCAAAGATCGACGCGCACAAAAGTTTGTACAAGA